CGCTCGTAAGAATGGGTGGAATAAACCTATTCCAGAGGGATTTTCGGAGTTTACGGTAGGAAAAGCCAAGAAAAAAGTGTTCATATTGAACGATTTTGCTTGACATATCCGAATCCGTATGGTATAGTTAGTTATACACTGAGAAAACAAAGGAAGAGACATGAAAAACGAAATGACCACCCTGATTGAGAACATCAAAAAAGACTATTTTGATTGGACTACCCGCTGTAGTGATGTTAGGGGTCTGGACGCTTTGACGGAAACCAATAAGATGATGATCGCTGAGTTCAATGAGAAACTCACCTACAAGGTGGGAACTAAGTACATCAAGGTATTTACCGAAGGTGGTAGTGTTTGGGGTTTTGTTGTCAACACCGAGAACGATAAGAAGTTTCGGAAGGGTGATATTCTGAAGGCCGCTGGTTACGCTGCTCCTGCTCGGAACGCCGCTCGTGGAAACATCGTTGATGGTGGTTATGTCATCAACTGGACTGGCCCTCTCTATCTCTAGAGGGGCCATTTTCTGCTTGACTCCGCATGGTTTATGTGGTAGCTTTAGAAGTAAACTGAGAAAGAGGTTGTTATGAAATTAGGTACAAAGATTATCGGAAATTACGGTGCAATGATACCACTAGATTTTGGTGAAGTTGTCATGATCGGTAATTTCTCTCCAGAAATCAAGGTCAAGTGGGAAGATGGTAAGAAAAGCACTTGGTTATCTTTGAGTGAGATCAACGATGCCGTTGGTAAGTTGAGTCCTATTGGTTATTATACAGAGGAGGCATATTATGCTGCTTAAATGGTTGAAGACTCCAAGAGATTGGAAAGTGTTTATTGGTGATACTTTAGGTATGGTAGCAATCTTTGGAATGGGTTATGCTGCACTGGTAGTTTTCACATGAACAAGAAAACTGATGCTTTGATGAAGACTCTTGAAGGTGTAGATAAGGTAGCTGTAATACACGCTGCCTTTGGTGAGACTCCTCACACGGTTGCGTTTGTCGATTGTAAATCAACTATGAGTGACAATGCTAAGTTAGAGGAAGCTTTTGTGAAGACCAACAGCATCAATGATGCGTGGTGGAAGAACGAAGGTGTGACTCCTATGTTTGGAGGGAAGTCGTGTCGCTCAACGAGTGTTGGTGATATGGTGTTAATCGGTACTACAAAATATGAATGTAAACCATTAGGATGGGAAAAGATATGATACGGGAAACTAAATTCAAAGACGAATACGTTATTGATCTGGATGGCCCAGATGGTAACGCATTTGCTCTGATGGGACTTGCTGGAAGTCTTGCAACAACCGTTGGTTATGCTCATGATGAGATAGAAACCATGCTTACCAGAATGAAATCTGGTGATTACAAGAAACTTGTCAAGACATTTGATGAGTATTTTGATGGTTATGTAGTTCTTGAAACGACAAATGAGGAGTTGTTGAATGCCTAAGAATGTGAAACGTGTGAAGATTGATGCTGCAAAAGCAAAGGCGCCGTCTGTGCCTGGCAATACGTGCCCGTCAATCGATTATGTGCAAGAGATCATTGACCAGATTGCAAATCGTGGTGATGATTGGGCTATCAAACAAGCCAGTGTAATCACTGATCTGCTTGAGTATGTTCGTGAATCTAACGAGGAGCTTCGTAATTCTTCTAAATACTGGTACGACAAGTATAAGGAGGCCGCATAGTGGATTCTGTATCGATACTGGTTAAGACAGTTCTGGAGTCAGAACTGAAAATGTTAGATGTCACAACACCAGAGGCCTGTGCCTCAGATATCCGAGCTGAAGTTAAACTCTGGATAGAGAGACGATTGAAACAATTGGAGAAAAATGATAATGAGCAAAACTAAAAAAGAATTGATTGAAGAGATCAATTGTAACAGTTTACAGATAGAACAGCTATCTGAGGACGTAAGAGGATTGACGTATGCTATACGTGATTTGATGGAAATCGTTGAGTCTGTGGGGCTTGAAGTTGTTGATGACAGGGTGGTGAACTAATGATCAAAGTGATGTTGATAATTGCAAGTCTAAATGTAAATACAGTAATGCCTGATATGGACTCTTGTCTCAAGGCAAGACTTGCAGTCATGGAACAGGACAGCTCGGTTAGGGCCTTGTGTGTTCCCATAAACAAAGCAAAGAAAGACCCGTTTCCCGAAAACTTTGAGAAAATGATGAGCATTTTCTTAGATATGATTGGCCGATTAAAGGAGCAAGAAGAAATTGACAGACTTAACGATGAAGAGAATCGATTCTGTGAGGATTGCCCTGACCGAATCCAAGTCCCCTTGGGCTGAACAATATTGGGAAAATGTTCTAGCATACCTATTACGACAGGGTATGCGACTGAACTAAATATTCAGATGATTACAATAACTGATTCTGCTAAAAAATATATGCGTACCGTTATATTGAACGGCGATAAGGTATCCCTATCTGTTAAAGGTGGGGGTTGTTCTGGTATGCAATATGTGTGGGGGTTGCGAAGTGATGATGTTAAACAAGAGGTCAGCTGGTCTGAACCCATAGAGGGAGTTCTAGTTGTTGATCCACTAGCAGAAATGTACATCATGGGCAGTGAAGTAGACTACATCACAGAGCTGGGGGGTTCTTATCTCGCAGTGAAAAATCCTATGCAAGTAAGTTCGTGTGGGTGTGGAGAAAGTTTTGGTATCTAGCATAACAATAATTCTAGTAGCCATGTGGAGTCCTATAGATTTCTATATCTTTAGCAATCCACAGTTCTCTACGAAACAAGAGTGCGTGGAGTATGTTATGGAAAATCAGAGGTCACTTCAGACTTACTTGATTGATGAATTTAATAGCCCGCCTGATGAAAGAAGCACATTTTATTGTGTAGACAGTGAGAATTTAAAAAATGCCCTTAGTAAGCAGAACAAACCAAATATATGATCTAGGACAACTCCGATGGGAGATGAGTCATCTGAAGATCAGCTGGAAATCTGACGCTGACGGCTCCCAACAAACAGCCCTGCAGCATAGAGGTGATGGCTCATATGAAGACGCCTGTGGGTCACTAAAAGACCGCCCAGACGTATCGGAGCGTGATTTTTCTCATATGCTACCTCTCTATGAGGGTACGATATTATCACAAATAATACAGGATTTTGGTGCAGTTCGCAGTCGCTTGATGCGTAAGAACATGCATACCACATACAGCGTGCATAAAGATAAGGCCAAACGATATCATCTGGCACTCGACACTCATGAACACGCATATTTTATATTCCCCAAGAAAGGCCTGATACAGGATCGAAAAGAAATCTTTCACATTCCTGCCGATGGTTATGTCTATGAGGTGAACACAACCGTAGCTCACACGGTAGCAAACTGTGGGCCAGATAGGACACATTTAGTGATGGTGAAAAAATGATTGATGGAACTTACAAATTTGTAACAGATGCAGACCAGAAATGGCAATGCGTTGGACTGACCGAAAAGGCTGGTCTATATCAGGGAGTGGTGTATCGATATGGTAAGGTTTCCATACCTCGAACAGAAGAACTAACTGAAGAAGGAGACTTGCCTTTTCGATTTGAGTATGATATAGTTGATTCAAATGGACTAGAACAAGAGCATTTTGGTCAAGATTTTTTTAAGTTAATCGGTGATATTCTGGTGGATATCATAACAAATGAGGAACAAATTGACACTAACAATTGAACGTACAGCTTTATCCTCGCTGATTCATAATGAGGATTACGCTCGCAAGGTGATACCACACATTCGAGCAGACTATTTTTCTGATAGAGCAGAACGACTTGTATTCGAAGAGATCAAGGCTTTCACAGACAAATATCAAAAGATTCCCACTCAAACCTCGCTTGAGGTAGAGGTGCAGAACCGCAAAGACCTCAACGAAGAGGACTTCAAGCGAGTGATCGATGTGATCAAAACTCTATCCACAGAGGATGTGGACTACGATTGGTTGGTAGATTCAACCGAACAATTCTGTAAAGACAAGGCGGTATATAATGCGATTATCGAAGGCATACAAATCATTGATGGAAAACACAAAGAATCAGATGTATCTGCAATCCCGAACATTCTGTCAGATGCCCTGGCTGTGGGTTTTGATAATCATGTGGGCCATGATTATGTCGATGATGCTGAGTCAAGATTTGATTACTACCATAGAACAGAAACCAGAATTCCATTTGATCTCGACTATTTCAACCGAATCACCAAAGGTGGACTTCCCCCGAAAACCCTAAACATTGCTCTTGCTGGTACTGGTGTGGGTAAATCGCTGTTCATGTGTCATATGGCTGCCAACTGCCTAAGTCAGGGACGCAATGTCCTGTATATCACACTGGAGATGGCAGAAGAACGAATCGCTGAACGTATCGATGCAAATCTGATGAACGTGACGATAGACGATTTGCATACACTGCCCAAGGCCATGTTTGACACAAAAATTGACAACATCAAGAAATCTACGTCTGGTCAACTGATCATCAAGGAATATCCTACCGCATCAGCACACTCTGCTCATTTTCGTGGTCTGATCAAAGAACTGGCAATCAAGAAAAGTTTTCGCCCTGAGATAATATTCATAGACTATCTGAACATTTGTGCGAGTACACGATTCAAAGGAGCATCAAATGTCAACAGTTACACTATGGTTAAATCAATTGCAGAGGAACTTAGGGGACTGGCGGTTGAGACAAATGTTCCAATTATGTCGGCTACACAGACAACTCGAACAGGCTTCGTATCCTCTGATGTGGGCCTTGAGGATACAGCGGAGAGTTTCGGTCTACCGGCTACGGCTGACTTCATGTTTGCACTATTATCTAATGAAGAACTTGATGAACTAAATCAGATATGCGTGAAACAGCTGAAGAACCGATATAATGATCCAAATGTCAACAAACGATTTGTGCTGGGTCTAGATCGTGCAAGAATGAAACTATCGGACGTAAAACAGGAAGAACAGGAAGATTTGGTAGACGCCAATCAATCAGATTTTGCTGAACCCGTATTTGATAAATCAGACTTTGGAGAAGGATGGAAAGTATAATGGATTACAGATTTATATGGAGTGAATTTAAGTGGAAAATGTATGATGCTGCCACTATATTATTTGATGACAGCAAGAACGATCTAAGAGCCCTGCCCAAGACAGTGCGACTACAGTTGCTGATGTCTTTGAGCATTGTATGGTCTACGGTGTTCTCCATATGGGTATTTGAGACAATCGTTGCAGTATCCTATGGCTGGGGTGGATTGGTGCTTGGTCATTTGCTTGCAATTATCGCTGTGTACTACACATTTAATTCATTCAAGAATGTTAAAGAGAAAAGTCGTAAGTTCGGCGTCACTGTCAATTCATATGATGAGTGCTATGACTATCTGGAGAAAAAAGATGGATAATCTGGTACGCCTGTATGAGAATGTTGCACCACGGGATTGGTGCGAGGCCCAGATAGACTTATTTGAGGAC